GACCGCTCGCTCGGAACTCGTAGGCGTTGCGTCCGCTGGTCGTGCCGGTGATGTCGAGTGTTGGCATGGTTGGTGGTCAAAGTCGAAACTCGGGGTGCGACGAGCCACTGAGCGCACGGCTCGTCGCCACTATGATTCCAAGCCGGTGCGCTCAGACGGCAGTGACCAATACGTCCAAAAGATGTCAAAGCGTTAGGCTTTATCGACCATCCGATAGAGGGTCTTGCTCTCGTCGTCTGTCGTCGGACGGAGGAGCAGTCGGTAGTCCTTGATGCCATCTCCTAACCACTTGGCCGCATTTGGAGGCGAGGAGCTCCCCATCGAGCTATGTCGATTCAGCGTCCAGTTTCTCAACAAATCACTGACTGCGACAGGACCTGAGTATGCGGCGCTATCGATTTGTTTGCCGTCTACCCACAACTCCATCGTTGCTGTGTTCGGATCCCATTTCCCTTCAACGAGATACGTCGTGTTTGATTCAGCAGTCCCGCCCTCTACCACAGTGCTACCCGACCCGTCATACAGCGCGAAAGCAAAACTGCCAGTCGTGCCCAGTCGGTTCAATTCGAGCGTAATAGCATTTTCAGCACTGAAAATCGTTTGGAAAGAATCCACATCATTCCCCGTCGTGACGACTGCACTCAGAGAGATTCCGTCGCTGAAATGGTTCGTTTCGAGAACGTTCGTCCCGAGGGATGTCACATGGTCGGTTTCGAGGCCATCCAATGACTGAGGCGTCGTGTTCGGAACTCCCCGAAGCGCCGACGCTGATTGGGTTTTGTCGGGATAACTCCCGGAAAGCCACACGACGGGCATATCCGTCCCCCATCCGCCATCGGGCACGACGGGACGGTAGTGCTTGATGTCTTCCGACCGGAACACGTCAGTTTTGTTGATGAGGTTATCGGAAAACGATGCGAGCCTATACTGCGCGATTTCCGAGCGCCCGCTTTCGTAGGTCGCCGCCGCGATGTTCCGAGGGTCCTCAGCATCCATGCTGATGCCTGCTGAATAATACCCCTCCGAATTTCCTTTTTCTATGCTTTCGCCACCCTCGGCGATTTTTTGGTCATACCATCCACCCGAATTGACCGAAACATGGTACTCGTGGTCGTTCGAGGTCGGGAATGTCGCATAGGCGACACCCACGTCCCCGTTCGAATCAACCCCACAGTCCCACACCCATGCATCATTGCCCGTCGCCGACGAGTCGTAGACTGTTTCAAGCTCCGAGAACGACATCGGGAGGTCGGCAGGGGCCGCTATCTGTGTGTCCGTAGCGTCGTAGTAGGCGTCGTTGGCTTCCGAATAGTAACAGTATGCGACATCCCGCTTCGGCTGGTCGGTAACTCCGTGAGCATCGGAGCAGAAATAGTGAACTCTGCCGTTAGCCGACCCACGAACAGTCTTGAAATAAATCCCGTAGTGGCCTGTTGGGGCGCTGACGAGACGCTGTTGTGAACTGAACGTACCCCCGCCATCGGTCGATTCTCGGAAGTAGAGATGGCCGTCTCCCGTCCCCGCTCGCTCCCGATAATGGAGTCTGATCGGCGAATTGGTCTGTGAGGACATCTGAACGGGTTGCGGATACGTCACGGAGGTTTGTGGGAGGGTCTGTTCGGGGCCGAACGAGGAGATGTCCTCGGGGTTTGAGGAGACTTTATAATATATCGTCCCGCCATTGTGCCCCGTCCAAAAACAGAGGATATACCCGTCGTTGCGGGCGAACACGGCAGGATTGACGTGGTCGTCGGAGGACACTTCCGACGCAAGCGTAGTCTTGACGATAGAGTTGTCATTGTGGTCACGGGAGAGAACGACATTATCCTCCCCCGTCACCCCTCCGTTATATCCGACGTAGGTCTTGTTATTGAGGTGGATGGCGATAGGAGAAACGAACCAAATCCACTTGGCGAACGTCCCGACCGTCCCGCCCTCTCCGTTGCCTGCGTTCCGTAGCGCCCCCTCACGACCAACCGCTCCAGTATAATGCCAGAGCGCGTCTCGGTCAATTGACCCAAGGTTGGCGTTGAGGCCGCTGGTGAATAACTCCTTTGCATCTACCAACCGGTAGTCGCCGACCGGCCCCTTCGAGGCGGCCGAAGGCGTGACCTCCCCTGCCGCCGTGTCGACCACGCCGAGCTTCACCGACGGATCGGTCGGTTCCTGAACAGCGCTGCCGTGGCGGATGTACGCGCCATCGCCATCGGTCGCCGCGAGGTCAATCGCGAGGTAGACGTCGCTGCTCGCGTCGGTTTCGAAGGCAAGCCCGGTCTCGTCGCTGTGGAGCTCAACCGTGAAAATCACCGGCGAGTCCCACGCGGAAAACGAGTCGCTCGCCTCGTCGTAGGTCTGACTCCCGCCCTCGTAGCGGACGAACGCCGTCCCGGCCGGGATCGTGCCGCCCGCGGTGGGGACGAACCCGGTCTCGATGTAGGACCGTGCGCCCTGACGGGCAGCGAGCGTCGCTATCTGAACGGCGTGGGCAATGTCCCGACCGGAACTGGCGCTGCCGTTCGTTCCCTTGTCCTCCGGGAAAACTGTAACGTCGGTGAGTGATGTGTCTGTCATGGTGATCCTCCAAAGTTATCGCGTCGCCACGCCGCAATCGAGCCGTCCGACCGCACTACCCGGACGTTCGTCGCGTCCGGATCACTGGGATCGACGAGGTCCTCGGCGGCGATCGTGCCGTCCGAGAGGGGGACTCGTTCATCGTTGTAGACGAGCGCTGAATCGTTCGGATCGGCCAGCGGCAAGAGCGTCCGCGTGCCGTCCTGCTGGCCAATGGCCATGTAGCCGATCGGCGTCGGGGCAACCTTGTAGTCGTAACGAATCTGGATTTGGCCTTCACGGTTGCGCTTTTCGCCATCGGTAATGTAGTATTTAGGAAAATTGAATGAAAAGGTATTGGTACCATCCTGAAGCGAGCCAGCGACTCTCCATGGGGAGGCATCCGAAACGCCATCATCGTAATTCGGTGAGGAGTTGTCCGCAGTATAGGTTCCCTGAAAGACGACCGTGCTGCCATTGAACGAGACTTCGGGGTCTTTCGTTTCTACACTGTCTTCGTCATTAGTCTGGAAATATGTTCTCCCTTCGACTGCAAACAAGTCGACCTGTCGCGTCTCGCCATCAACGAATCCTGTTGCGGTAAACGTAGTTGGTGAGTTCACGTCCACAACCTTGCCAGTCCCCGGCGAAATCTGGAACTGGCTGCCATCATACTCAACGGTCACATCGGACGACCCACTACACTCCAAGTAAACTCGAACATCCTTTCCTGCAATAGTCTCGGTGTCGTTTGGAGGAGGATCACTGTATTGAGAAGTGGCTGAAAGAGTGTTGTTGGGACCAAGACTCCCTGCAACGGCACTGGTCTTTAATATCCGCTCTGAAACGCCGAACTTTGCGCTATCATAAGATTCCATGTCGGGGCCGCCCCGATACCGCACCTCCACATCAGAAGTCACGTTCCTGTTGTTGAGAGTTTCGAAGACGAACTGTCCCGTATGATAGACGCGAAGCCACGGGGATTGGTACGTTGGCATTTTACGACTCCAAATCAGTCCGTTGGTAGATCTGCCCTGGCTTGGGATCCACGGGGTCGCTCGTCCGTTGCTCGACGATCACCGACCCGGAACTCCCGTTCAACTCCCCGTTCAGCGTGTAGTCGCCGTTCATCTCGTCGTCTTGCTCGGAGTAAACGTACCGGCCATCGCTTTCGCTCCTTGTGTAGACCTGATACTGGCGGTAGTAACGCGAGTCGTGGTTGTGTGTCTGAAAAGCTGATTCGAGCGCATTGAGGTCCGACTGGAGTTGGTCGACATCGTCTTCCAGATCGTCTACCCGGCCTTCGAGCTCGCCGAGACCGTAGTTCACCCGCTCAATGTTGTTCACGACGGCAGTGTTGAACGCGTTGTCCGTCTTGGCGAGGGGCTCCTCGTCGGGCCGATACCCTGCTGCGGTAGGGTCACCGGGCCATTCGCCGATGTACGGCCACGCCCGGTCCGCGAGATCGACCATCCCGCCTTCGTCGCGATTGAGCGCTTGGTCGGGGTCGGGCGAGTACGAGGAGCTGCTCACGGCCCACCACCCTGCGAGTCGTCACTGTCGCCGTCATCGGCGACTTCCTTGCCATCCATTACGGCGAGCACCGCGTCGGCAGCGTCATCGGACCGCCGGCGCTTGACGCCTTCGAGAACCTGCATAGCGCGGGAGTGCTCGCGGTGGAGGTGTTCGGCACGCTGACGCTGACGGTCGATCTGTTCGACGCGCTGGCGGACCTGTTCCAGTGCCGCACTCGCGCGTTCGAGCGGCGTCTCGCCCGGCGCGCCGTCGAGGTACTCCGCGACGAGTTCGGCGTCGTCGGGCGTGGTGGTACTGTCGATACGTTCGGCACTCTCGGTGTGCTCGGTGGGTGTTTGATCTGGCATGATCTGGACCGCTTTTGACATCGTCTACACGACTGAAGTCGTGGGATTCCGCTTGCTACGTGTCAGATATCGGCCGTCGGTATCCGCCGCGATTGTAGCCGTGTTCGGGGTCGTTTACACCGTCGTAGTAGTCCTGGAGCGAGCGATAGCGGAAGGCTGCCCCGACGGAAAGCGTGATCCGCACGCCAGCAGCCTTATAGAGCAGGATCAACTCGACCATTCCCTGTTCGGTGACGGCCGCCGAGTCAAGGACGTATTCGGAAATGGTGAGGTTCATCTGAGCGTCGTCGGTCGTAAACGGTTCGACGATCTCGATCTCCGGTGGCGTGGTGCCAAGCAGATCGGCGGTAATTTCGATGACCTCTTCGAGCGTCGCGCCGCCGAGTAGTCCACGAAAGAACGCCTTGAGTCGCGTGCGGTAGACCGGATCGGTCTCGCCGGTTTGTCGTCCGAGGCCGACGAAGTATCCGATCTCGTCCAACCCCCGTTCTCGGGCGTGGTCGATGTAGTGCTGGCGGAGTTGTTCCTCATGGAGGTATCGTGCGCCGGCAGCGAACTCCGCGAGCATCGCCACCAACGCGCCGAACTCAGTATCGGCGAACTCGCCGGTGTCGGGGTCGCGCGGCGACTCGAAGGGCCGCTTGAGGAGGGCTTCGAGGCGTTCGCGTTGATCGACGTCACCGCGGTGGACAACCGACTCGACGAGCGCTGGCTCCTCGGCGTAGAAGGTCGGCACCCTGACGGTCGAACCGACGGCCGCTGCCGAGGCGACGAGCGGGCCGGTGACCGACAGCGAGGCACTCCCACCAAGCTTGCTCGCGCCAACTTCACTCGAACCGATCTCCACGGATCAGGTCACCCCGATGGTTCGACGTCGGTGAGCGTTGCCGAGAACGTGGCTTCATTGGTGCCTTCGAGGTCGATCTGCGTGGGGTTGCCCTGCGCGTCAGTCAGCTCGACGAAGAAGAAGGCGTGATCGTTCTCGCTGGATTCCCCGTCGGCTTGGTAGCGCACGACCACGACGCCATGATCGACGTACCCACCGGTCGTGTTCACGAGGTCGAAGGTCTGCTCGTTCATGACGAGTTGCCAGTCGTTGTTCGCGTTGAGGGTCTCGCCGAGCGTCGCCGTCCCAAGGTCGTACTGCAATCGCTGGTAGTTCCCATCGTCGGGCTCGCTCGCGAGATCGTCGGCATCGGTCGTCTCGTCGATCGTGTCGGTGTTGCTATCGATGAGACCTACGAAGTACGATGTCGGCGGAGCAATGCTGCCCGACAGTAGTTTCTTGCGATACTGCTCGCCCGAATTGGGTAGAAGGTTTGCCATCTATTGGATTTCTCCGGGAGTCGTTGTGATCGCTAGCTGTGAGGGGGACGTGACGGCCACTTCTTCTAAACCGACCACCACGTCCGATTTGCCGCTCGGTGTCTCGCTCGTACCGATAGCCACGCCTGGTTCGCCAGTCACATCCCGCACACCATGCACCTCGGGATTTTGTAGGATCCCTTGAAGGTGGTCGCCGTAGATATCGTCGCCGATTCCCTCGCCGGCGACGCGTCGGCCGTCGGTTCGCGTGCCACCGATGTACTCGACGATCTCGTTTTGGATCCGGTCGACGCCGTCGGCCGGGAACTCCGATGTGACGACGACCTCGGCGGTGACGTACACCGAGATCTCGGCGATTGTGCCGAAGCCGAGCCCTGAGCGTGTGTCGCCAGTACCGTCAGTGATGTTCAGGCCCGGCCGTGGGTACTCACGTTCGTATTCGGTTCCTTTGTGGAGAAACGCCGAGCCGTCGACCGAGCCGTAGCCCTCGATCCCGCCGGCCGTTGCGTCAAGGATCGCCTGATGGACCGCATCCCGGTTGGGCTCGGTGTCCTCTTCGAACCAGACGAGCGGCCCGACCGAGTGCGGCGGCAGGCCGCCCGAATCGCGTTCGTCCTGGTCGGTGAAGTTCTCGCGAACCTGGACATCCCGAACTACCTCGTCGTCGCCAGCTTCGCGGATCGCCGACTCGATGCCCTCAAGCGTGGCGACGCCGTTTCGTCCACGGGAGTTCTCCCACCGACGGCGGTAGGCAGCGTCCGTCTCCCGATCGCGTCCAGCGACGAAGTCGTAGGCTTCACCGGAGCCGTCCGATCGGACGCCCGACGATCCCGTGGGGAGTGGGTTCGTCACATCGCTGACGCCACGCACGGTGTCAAGCAACCGTACGATGGCCTCTGCGGGGACGTTCGTCGCCTCGCCGGTCTGCTCACTGCTGAGGTCCGCACGCTGCGAGAGCGGGCTCAGGCCCTGGATCGGAACACGATTGACGGTGGGCTGCCCCGACGGGAGCGTTACTGGCTCTGTCGTCGCGAATATGATGGGGGGCGTCTCGGGGCCGTCTTTGGTGGCGACGCGCATGCCTTCGGGGATCGTGCGATCACGGGGGTTCCCGCCCGTGAGATCGCCCGCTTGATTTTCGGTCGCGCCCGCCGCGACGAACGTCACCTCACCGGTGGCCTCGCGACGCTGCTGGCGGTCAAAGCCCGGCAGATCGAGATGAGCGTCGAGTTGGGGGCCACGGGCGTTCCGGTAGGTCGCGGCGTAGTAGTTCGCTTCGGCAACCTCGAACGTGTAGTACGCCAGTAGGACGGCAATGTCGACGTACTGCATCGCCGGATCGAACGGCGAGACGAGTGTTCTACCGAGGTTCTGTTCGGCCTCGGCGACGAACGCCTCGTAGAGGAGGTCGAGACCGGGCCGTTGGAACGTTCCCTCTTCGGTCACGCCGAACTGTGGAAAGAGTCCGGCGACCCCCTGTTGGGTGTCGATTCCTTCGCTGTCGGTGTCGGTGGTGTTGGTACTCACGATTTGGAGAGACTTCTGACGGTCGGCCAGCTACTTTTGAGTCGTCTCGAAGGATTCGGCTCCGAGCAATGCATCGAAACCGATCCGGAAGGATACCGGCGTCCCATCGGTCAGCGTGGCCGTCACGGTCATGCTTGCGATCCGGTTCCCGGCGTCGAAGGCGAGCTCGATGTCCGGCGGTGCGAGGCGACCGACCCACGGAATCGCATCGGGGCCGATCGCGTCGATCACCGCACGCTTGATGTCTACGCCGCCCTCGGTAACTGGTCGTTCAAGCAGCGCTCGCCGGTCAAGGCCTAGTTCGGGTCGGAGCGGGTCGTCGCCGATTGGCGTCCGTAGGCAGCGCACAAGGTGGTAGGCGACCATTTCCGGGCCATCAACAATGCGAATCGCTCCCTGAGCGTCGCGTTTGAAGTCACCTGTGAGACCGTCGAATCCGTGGGCCTCACCGTAGGTGTCGCCATCGAGCACTCGGAAGTCTTGGAGTGGTTCGTTGCTGCTCATGGGAAGATCACTTCCTTTGCCCCATCACGCCACCACTTCACGACCCCTTCGTTGACGTTGGCCCACGGGATCATCGTGGGGAGCTCACCGGCTGCCCGCATGTCGTCGGGGATCTCAATGTAAGCAGGGTCGTCCGGATTCGTCACGCTGGGGTCCGGATCGACTTCGCGTCGTTCCCACGGGATGAGCCGGCGAGCCTCATAGAGACCACCGTCGATCGGGCCATTCGCCTCTCCGACCGGCGCATTCACGTGCTGGGTCTCGGCGTCATCAGTCGGGTCGATGATCGGCTCAGTGGGCTCGCCGACTTCGACGTCGCGCAGTTCGTCATCATCGGGAATCTGGCCGCCCGCTAACTTATCAGGGTCCCATCGTGGCGCGCCGGGCTGCCCGAGACGCACGCGACCGACGAGCGAGATCGTCCCATCGAGCAGCAAGCTCACTCGCGTCCGGTCGGGCGCGTTTGGACCTTCGCCGTCCTGGAGGTCTGACGCCTCGTTGTTCGCCCGCCAGTGGACCGCGCTGTCGGGCGTGATCTGGCGTTCGGTGCCGGAAGGCGGCTCGTGTGGCCGCCAGATGTCTTCCTTGAGATCGCTACCGAGTCCGCGATCGCCGTAGGGACGGACGCCCGGCAGGAAAAATCCGTCCCGAAAGGCGTGGTGGCGGCCGCGTTCGAGATCGGCGTTTTTCGGCGGTTCGGTTTCCTGACGGACGACTTTGAGCGGGTAGTCCGGACAGATCATCAACCCCCGTTCGGGCGGGCGGAGTGCCTGCTCGTGGCCGTATTCGTCGCCAGCAGCGTACGGCGTCCAGATCGGGATGCCATCGATCGGGTCGCGATCGTCGCCCAGTTCTCCCACCACACCGCGTGGTTCGCCGTTCTCGACGGTGACTGATTCGAGTACCGCCGGCACCACCCAGTCGAGCGCGCGCACCTGTCCGTCCACACCTTTCCGGAGCCGTGCCGGCGCGTCGTCGCGAGCCACGGTCAAATGCTCCCGGTGCCGATGGGGATGCGGCGCGACCCACGGTTCCCGATCGCCTTGAACTCCGCGCTCACGTCGGTCATGGTTCCGGTGGTTTTGTGGATGCGATCGCGAACGGACGACTCGTGCTCGTATTCACTCACCTGATACACGCCGTCCCGGCTGTCGGTGCCCGTGACGGATACGTAGCCGTCCTTTTCGATACGGGGCTCCAGCGCAACCTCGAAATCCACGCTCGGCGGGCCGTCGGATTTCTCGGTCTTCCCGTCCGATAGTTCGAGACCGCCGGCGTAGATGTTGCCCGACTGGTTCGGTCCCGCCTGCTTGAAAACGACGGCTGACTGCCGACCGGCGGTCTCTTTCGGTCCGAAGTAGAGCTGCCCTCGTTTAGCAGTCCATTGATAGGAACGGTTCTGGAAGTCTCGCTCCTCCGCTTCGCCTTTGAGGCGGTCGAGCCATCGATTTGCGGGTTTCTTCTCTTTGATTTGATATCGGCGTTCGAAGGGTTTGTCGGGCGTCTCACACCGCCTGATACCGACATCGGCCTCGGCGGCGATGTCGCGCACTATCCGACCGATGGTAGGTTGGTTCCAGACGTGCGCAAAGCGCGTCGCGCGAAGCCGTCCCTCGGACTTGTCAGTCCCTTTGACCGTGTACTTGGTGTCCGCGCCGACGGTGGCGGGTGATCCACGCTCCGTGATGAGGCCGATGAGCACTGTCTCGAACGTCCCGTCGACATACCCGAGTCCGATCTCGATTGGTTCGTCCTTTCGGATCGCCTCCCATGCGTCGCGCGAGAGGTTGAACAGGTCTACTGTGAAGCGGAGGCCGTCTTCCTCCGACCGCGTGACCGTTGCTGTCTGTGAGATATCCTCCTTTTTGCCCTCGGTGACGAACGAGCGGCCCGCTACGCGGGTCTCTCGTTTCCATTGGAACTGGCGTTGTGGCATGGTTGGTGTGGAATTTTCGTTTCTGCCGCGTTTACGATAACAGCGGGAGCTGTCCGTCGGTATCCCCCTCGTCCTCGGCATCAGTAGTGTCGAGACGGTGCTCGGCCAACCACTCTTCCCAACCCGGCGACTCCGGGCCAGGATAGACGACGAGTTCCACACGGGTGCCGAGGTTGCCGGGTGTCACATATTCCTCCTGTCGGAGTGGGTCGACGAACATGAGCAGGACACGGTCCCGAAACGAATACTCGTGGTGGAGCAGCGTCGGCTGGCGTGGGATGGCGACACCCAACTCGTCGAGCGCGACCTCAAACGTCCATCGCGACATCGCGTCGTTGTAGTCCATCCGAACCCGCAGACCGCGGTTCGGAGCTGCACTCGTCCCCGTATAGGCCCGGTCGATGGGAAGACGCGCGCTCGCGCGGTCGACGGGGATCGACAACGTCTCGAAATCCGAGAGATCGACCTTGACCATGCTATCCACCCCCGCTGCTGTTCCCGTCGCCGTCGCCGCCCGTCGCCCAGTCGGCGATGTCACCGGCGAAGTTGCCGAGTGTCTCGCCGATGTTCTGGAGCCCGGCGTCGGTACTTTCGGGTGGATTAAACGTCCCCTGTGTCGCACCGACGCTCGCGGCCTCCTCGCTCACGATCTGAGCACCCCCAGCACTACCCTCGCCGGAGGTACCACTTGTGCCGGAATCGGATTGGACGAGCGACGGCTGTCCCTCGCTACCCGCGGACCCGGTGGCCTTGCCGTCGGCCGTGATCGCCTGGACGCTCGTGGTGCCGGCCTCCGCGAGGAACACCTGCTGCCACGAGACTTCGACGCCAAACTTGTCGACGAACTGTCCCTGCCGCGTCCGGGAGACATCGTCGACGAAACACTCGGCGACACGGCCCTCCGGCGTGGTGATCGAAACGGGTTCCTGGCGACGGTAGAGGTCTTTGAGCGCACCGAGGCCATCCGAGTTGACCGCGCCGGTGAGCGTGCCCGATTCGGGCGTGAGGACGTTGCGCCCTGAGACCTCGTACCCGCCTTCGAGCGGCTCTTGTGGGACGTCCTGACCGCCGGACTGTTCCGCTTCGACTGTCCACAACTCCACGCCTCCAATAAGGACTGGACCCCCGCCACTGAAGTTCGGATTCGTGATGCGGCGCACACCGAGAGCACCGCCACTACTACCACCACCGCCACCACCACTACTTGGAGTGTTGGCCACGGGTTAACTCCCCCTGTTTGAGCCGGTTTCATCGTCGTAGCGGGTGAACCATCCGGACACCTCGTCGAGGATCTCGTCGCCCGCCTCGTTCATCATCGCCCGGATCTCCTCGATGGACGGGCCGCCATCGCCACTGCCGCCAGGCGGCTCTTCGAACGTGATGTGCTGTTCAAGATTCACCTCGACCGGCCGCCGGCCCGTATGCTGCTGCTGTTCTGTCTGCTGTCGGTCGACGTCCTCGGCGGGCACCGGTGACGTCCCGGTATTGGATTTCGGGACGACTGGATCCAGCGACGGCGTCGGCGGGGCATCCGGAGCGGGAGTGCTCGGCGTTCCGATCGTCTCGGGACGGGCTGGCTGTTCGACGATCATGGCGGCGGGTGGCTGGGCGACACGTCCGGCACCGACGGCGGCTGTGGCCCCGCCAGCATCACCGGCTGGACCGCGGGGTCCAATGGGACCCTGCGGACCCCGTGGCCCGATCGGAGCGGCTGGATCCGATCGTCCGGTCACCCGTTGCTCGATACTCCCCGCTTCGGTCGGGCGGACCGCTGCCGTCATGGTCTCGAACCCACCGGGTGGTGTGGGCGTTTCGAGGCGGCGGTCGGCGACGCGTTGCTCGACCGCCTGCTGTCGTTGCTCAGCACCGAGCGGAAGCCCCGGAAGCTCGACCCCGACCGTGTCTTCGACCGTTTCGATGGCCACACCGGCGGCCTCGGCGATCGTCGTTTCGCCACCGGGAAGCGAGAGGTCGCCGATCCGTGTGGCGAGCGATCTCGCGCCGGCTTCGAGTTCCGACCGAGCGCGGACGGCCTGCGAGACGACGCCGGAGAGCGGCGAGACATCGGCGAGCACGTCCCGAGTGTCGGAGAGATCCGGCCCCTCGGCAAGCACGAGTTTGACGGGGAGTGCCAGCGGCGCGATCTCGTCGACCTGCGCGCGTAGCGAGCGCACGTCGACCCGTGCATCCACGCTTGCGGCGGGAGCCTGAGGTGTCGAGACGCCCGGCGCGGCGGGCTGGGCGACCGCCGGCGCATCGATAGGAGCAACCGACGGCGACGGGAGAGCCTCGGGCAGCGCCCCAACAGCAGCGCTCGCCAGCGCGCTGGCCGCACTTCCCGCCTCGCCCGTGTTCGCCCGGATGCCCTGCGCGAAGGTACGCACGAGACTGGGGCCGGACTGGTCGAGCGCTGCCAGCGGGCCGACCTCGGCGGGAGAGGACGGCATCCGCTTGTCGGTCTCGCCCGCCACATCGCCGGCGGCCGCGCCGGCCTCGTCCTTGTTGGCGCGCATTCCCTCCGCGAGCGACGCCACCGCACCTTCACCCTTGTCGTAGAGGTTGAGAGCCTGACTCAACAGCGGGACATCCTCCGGGTCCGGCAGCTCGGGAACCTTGTTGAGCAACCACTGGACGCCGTCTTGGACGAGGCCGATCGGGTCGGTGAGCGCACGGAAGCCGAGCTCGGCCGCGCCGGTCCAGTCGACGAGGCCGACGCCGGGGATCGAGCCGAGCAGTCGCTGGGCCGTCTCGGCAGGATGGAGCAGTGCGTCGACACCGCCACGAAGCGCGTCCGCCCCACCTGCCGCGTCGAACAGCCATGCCGCGAGGCCGAGGCCTGGGAACGCCAGCAAGGCTGCCTTCGCCGCATTCGCCGGCGTAAGTAGTCCAGCGATCTGCGAGCCGAGCCACCCGGCCCCTTCGGCCATCCAGTTCAGCGCGCCCGCCCCTGTGGCGGCGATTCCCTCGATTCCGCCGAGCGGGCCAAGCAGCCCCGTGACCTTCCCGATCGTCGAGTCGATTATCCCGTCCAAAACGGGGAGGCCGAGCGCGTCACCCGCGATGATCGCAGTGATGCCGAGCGCGAGCAGGCCGAGCGGGCCGAGCGCGGCCCACAGTGTGGAGGCCGCACCTGCCGCGAGGCCGAGTGCACCCGAGAGGGTGGTGCTCGCCCCTGAGAGGGCGTACGCCCCTGCTGCGCTCGCGTAGGCCGCCGTCTGACCCGCATAGTAGGAGGCCGTGAGCCCCATCTGAGCGCCCCGCGCTCGGACGGCCGCGAGCGTCGAGGAGTTCCGAGCGGTCGTGAGCGCCCACTCTGCGCCGGCCGTCGCGTAGCCCGCGGCCCGGCCAGCACTACGAGCACCGGTCAGCAGCCATGACTTCGCCGTCGCCGCCGTGGATGCCGCTGCCGACCGCCAGTAGGACGCCGAGAGAACGTTCTGGGCTCCTGCCGAGGCGAGTGTCGCCCCCTCGGAAGCGAGCTGTGCGCCCCGCAGTGCGTAGGTGCGAGCGATCGCGATCCCCGCGAGAGTTGTCATCGTCGCGAGCGTGCCCGTCAGCAGCGCGAGACCCGTGCCGAGCGCCCGCGCCGCCCACTCGTTTTCGGAGAGGGCGTCGGTCATCCCCATCAACACTTCAAGCGCGGGTGTCAGGACCGGCTTCACGCCCTCGAACATCGAGAACGTAATGCCTTTGAGCGACCCCTTGATGTACTCGATCCGCCCCCCGAGCGTATCCATTTGGGCTTCGGTGAGTCCACCGGTGGTCTGAGCACGCTCTAGTTCCTCGTTCAGCGCCTGCAGGTCCGTTCCGCTCTCCATCTCGAAGGCTAACTGTTGGGCCGTTCCGCTCTCAACATCGAGAGCGGTTTCGATTTGGGTCGTGAGTTCCTCCTCGCTGAGTTGCTCCGACAGCCCTCGGAGCTGTCGCAGCGCGCCCATCTGATCCATGCCTGCCTCAAGCTGGAGAGTGGCAGCCATGCCCTCTTGCTGGGCGATCTGCTGGAGTTCTTGATTGCGCTCGCGGAGTGCTTCGTTGTCGAGTTCCGAGAGCCGATCCATCGCGCCCCCGAGCTGGGAGGCCTGGACGGCTAGCCGCTTGGTCTGCGCTTCACCCTTCGCCGCGGCATCGGCGAGTTCGAGCGCGGCCGGCGCGGCTCGCAGCCCGAAGATGTCGGCCATCGCCGCGATGCGTTCCTGTTCGGAGGCCCCTTCGAGACGCTCGCCGAGCATCTCGAAGATCTCCATCATGTCGCGCATGTTCCCCTCGGAATCGGTGAAATCCGATACGGAGAGTCCCAAGGCCGACATGCGTTCCTCCGCTTCTTCGGTCGGGTCAGTCAACCGCGACACCGATCGTCGCAACGCCGTCCCCGCTTTCGACCCGCGGATACCGGCATCACCGAGGACGCCGATGAACGTGTTGAGCGTGGCGATATCCTGACCCGCCACGGCGAACTGCGTGCCCGCGTACTGGGCCGATTGTCCGAGTTCGTCGAGCGTGATCGCCGAGTTGGCGAAGACGCCGGCGGCGGAGTCGGTGATGGCAGCGGTCTTGTCGGCTTCGTATCCGAACTGGTTGAGCATCGACGCCGACAGTCGGGCACTATCCGCGACCGTGAGATTGGATGCTGCCGCGAGCTGCGCGGTCGGGGCGAGCGACCCGAGCATCTCCTCGGTGTTCTGGCCTGCAAACGAGAGTTCCTTCGCGGCGGCGGTCGCATCACGGAGGCCGATTGGCAGCTCCGTGTTGACCCGCTGGACCTCCTCTCGCATCGCGGCCATCTGGCTTTCGGTCGCGCCGCTCGTCTCCTCAATCACCGCCAACTGCTTTTCGGCCGCCGTACCGGATTGGACGACTTGGAGGAGACCGTATCCGACAGCGGCCGCCCCAGCGGCAAGTGCGGTGAATGACCCTCGGAGTCGCGAGGCGCTCCGGTCAGTGCGTTCGAGGGCCTCTTCGGCCCCCTGTGCCTGCCCCCGCGCTGCCATCATATCGCGAGCGAACGGCGTCGTGTTTGCTCGGAGTAGAAGATGCAGGCCGCCGACCTGACCCCCGCCGCCACCTCCAGTGCTCACCCTCTACCACTCCATTCGAGCCACCCACTCAGTGCTTTTATGCTAGGAGAATATACGCAAGTCATGAGTGACATGAAAGTATACCGGAGGGAAATGGTCCGAGGCATGGGAGTTCTGGCTGTAGGGTTGGTGGGGTTCTCTGCTGGGTGTCTGGGTAGTGGGGATGAGAGTGAGAGCATTGGTCCGGTCTATGAATCAGGGAGTATCGGATCCGCAGGCGACGGTGATGGAGGAACGAACCCACTGTTTGGTTCCGGCAATCTCGAACTACTCGGGGCCGTTCTCTCAAGGGAAAATGGTGTGGTAGCTGTCCGAGGCAGAGTGAAAAACATCAGCAGAACCACGATGGGGAACGTCCGCACCGAAGTACAGTTCCTCAACGAAAACGAAGCTGTGATTGAGCAAAGTTTGGACGTTGTCCAAGATCTAGCCAGCGACCAAGTGTGGAAATTCGAGGTGCCCTATCCCGGCAGCGAACCCGAGACAGTCGCTGCGGCGACAATAACCGATATCATCAATTACTCGGGCTAGTCAACCAGAGACTTGTTCGAGGATTCGTGGGTCGATCAACTCCTCCGCGCGGACGAACGATGCGCAGAGGTCGTACAGCGCGGTGCGTTCGAGCTCGGTCAGGTCTTTCTCGTAGCGCTCACGGGTCAGCGGCGGTTCGTCGACCACGGTCGTACACACGGCGAACTCGTTGGCGTTCAGTAGGCCGCCGACGAGTGCATCCACCGCCGCCTCGGTGTCGGGCTCGCGAAGGACGAACCGCTTCGGTAGCTTGCCGATCGCCGTTTCGACCGTGCCCTCAACGGCCGGCGGGTCGCCCGCCTCGGTCTCGATGCCATCGGAGCTGATCGCGTCGAGAACGACCTCGGCCTGGGCCGGGTCGCCATCCCACTCGTCGGCGAGCGCTGTGTAGTCGGTGCCGTCATCGACCTCATCGAATCGCGTGTCGCCAGCACCGGAGGTGATGTCTCGACTGTTCGGAGAATCGTTGTCACTCATCGTTTTCGAGGGCGTCGAGGTGGTTGCGGATCGCGTCGGGATTGTACGTCCGGTCGCTCTGCTTGACGTGTTGTTTGAACTCGTCGCTCATCCGATCCCAGAGGTCCTCGGGGATGTTGTCGGGCTTCGCGGTCAGGGACTCGACGCCCATCTCAGCACGGCGTTCGTCGGCGGCGTCCTGCTCGCGCTCTTGATGGGCGGCGTGCATGGCGAGATGAAGACTCACCCGATCGTTGCCCATCCGGAGGCATTCCTCAAGCGACAGACGGCCTTCGTTGATCTGAAAGACGTGGTAGCGTCGGCGGCCGGCACGTGAGTGAGCGAACCCCTCAACGGAATCGCGGTCGAAAGGAGTCCTCGCCGCTCGTGAAGCGGTCCATCTTCTGGCCGAGTTTCTGGCGCTGGAACGGGGTCAGCGCCTCCCAGAGTGGTGTGACTGTTACGCCGAGGTCCTCGGCGACCGAGGTGCCACCATCGGCACTCGCGCGAGCGTCGTTGTCGGTCGTCCCGACGAGACCGTACTTCGCAGCTGTCGCCTGAGTGAGGAGATCCTTCTTACCGTTCGGACGCTCGATCACGTACAGTTCATCGTACGGAGTGTCGTCGACGGTCAGGCACATGTCGGCGAGGTGCTCGAAGTACTCCTCGATCTTGCGATCGCGTTCGGGCTTGCCAGCGTCCTGGATCCCCGTGAGAGAATCAGCGGCGTTTTCGAGCTGCTGGCGGTCGTCGGGTTCAGTGATCTCGAAGGGCGTGCCAACATACTCGAAGCGGATCTGTTCGCGCTCGCCCGCCTCGGTCTTGACGACACCCTCCTCTTCGGCTTCCCACGGGAACTGATCGTCGTCGTCAACCAGCCCGGTCTCGGCGAGCGTTCGCGACTCGGGTGTGTCGTCCTCGTCGTCCTCGTCGTCGCGATCGTCGTGGGCGTCGCGATTACTACCGTCGGGAGTCTCGGTCCTGTCAGAGTCCTCGTGCCCGTCAGGTAGCGTCGACGACCCGCCAACGGGTGGCGTGGCGTCGGGATCGCTGGCGGTATGCTCAGTCGTCTCAGCGTCACTGTTGTCGCGGGTCTTGCGAGCGTCATTCTGGTTGCCGCTCTCGTCGGACGACGGACCCGCGCTCGCGCTTGGAGTGCCGCCGCTGGCCGCGTGAACGAGGACATCGGCCTCGCCCTGTTGGAGCGGTTCGCCGGGCTCCGGTGCGAGAGCTTCGCTCTCTCGGTTGCCGTACTCGGCTTCGAGCGCCGCTTCGTCCAGCACGAGGTCGTGATCGTCACCCTCGGGCGGGGGTGTCTCCGCCGTGGAGAAGCCACGGATCTCCTTTGCCTCCCGGCGCATCTCGTCGGTGAGGTGAGCGAACCGAACGTCGTGGTCGATCATCCGCGGCGTGATCTCGCCGGGATCGAGGTCGGCGAGAGCCGCACGCCGGGTGGGCGAGGGGTCCCGCGCAGCGGCTTCCTCCGCGTCCGCGCGCGCCTCCTCATCCATCACGTCGCCGACCGTGATTTCGATCTCGTCAGTCGTTCTGGTCCGTGGGCGGGCGTCACCCGCCGGGCGCGTGTCGTCGTGTGGGTTGGGATTGGTCTCGTCGTCGGACATGATTCTGGAATCTCGCTGTTCAAAAGGCTGGAACACGCCGGGACGGTGCGTACTGGGTTCGACCCCTGACCTTGCGGTTAGGGAGGGGGCGGACGGGATTCGAACCCGCGACTCTAGTTTCCATCAGGAATTTGTTGACACACTCAGAGACGCTTGCACGTGGTGTGTTTCCACCCGAGATTTGTTTGCTCCCTCTGACCTCCTGAGCTACCGCCCCAGATCTGCACAATCGCTCTACTGACCTAAAACCTGAGCCGTCAGCAACGAACCGCCGAGAGGCAACAGTCGGGGCATCACACGGAGGTGATATATGCGCCAGTCCACGATCCTGAGATCTCGTAGCCATCGGGGCCGAGGTCGTCCTGAGAGACGTCATCGTACCGGACGCCGATCGCCGCGAACGACCCACGGGCGTCCTCGGCCGGGAAGCCGAAGTTGACCCCGCCGATCGTCCGCGCGAGGATAGTCGACCACATTCCGGCAGCGGCCGTCGAAGTCGGGAAGACCGAAAACTCGCCGGACGGTTCGAGCAACGCGTCGAAGTCGATCGTGTTGTTGTCGACCGTGCGCTCGCGGGTGTACTCGTCTGAGATTTCGATCGAAAACGCCGAGAAGTCGTCTATCGGCGTGCCGCCGGGGCCGGTTGCGGTTGCTTCGCTCGCGTCGATACGCTTCGTCTCGCCAGTCGGATTCGGGTTGGTGGACATGGTTGTCTATGGGGTATGAGTCGTGTACTGTCGTCGGGGCGGTTGGGGAGTGATACTCCGAGGGGTTAGGCCGCGGTCTCGGCGGTCGTGGTTTCGTTGGCGAGGCGCGTCACGATCGTCATCGCGGCGCGGTGGACGGTCGGTGCAAAGTCCACCACGACCTCGATGTCCTGCCAGATCCGGTTCAGCCGGGTCGACGGGGTCAGCTCGACTGCCTCTGGGACTCGAACATCGATATTCGTGAACGGCGAGTCGCGCTCGCCGACGAGGGGCTGGAGCTCTTCGTTCAGCGCGCCCTCGAGCTGGTTCTGACCGTCGGCGTCGAACCGGATCGTGTTGTCACGAAACAGCGCTCGGATCGCATCGCGCGCTCTGACCTTGATGAACGCCTCCGATCGCGGGATGTCAAGGTACCGGTACGGCGAGTCCGATCCGGCGGTCGTAAGCGAGTTCGAGAGCGTTGTGCCGCCCGACGCCAGCAGGACGTTTGACATGCCGTTGCCGTCGCGGCCACCCTCGAACGTACCGGGCGTTTCGGGTGCGCCGATGTTGCCTGGGGTGTACCGCCCCGTCGGCGACTGAAGGTCGACGGTCTTGAGGTACGGATCGTACCATGGATCCTCGACCGCGAGCCGCCCGACGTACGCGCTCCCGACGTCGTCGGTCGAGGAGTTCGCGATCGGGAGGGCGAACTTCGAGGGTACGAATGCACCGATGTCCTGGGCGAGGTCCTGTTCGAGTGCGACCGAGTCCGGCCCCTGCCCATCGCCCAGCGTGGTGCCGCGGACGTAGGGCTGGGGGACGGTGACGTCGTAGGCGTCAGCCCACGTGTGCAACTCGTCGAGATCGCCCACGTTCGAGCGGTCGTATTTCTCGTTGGCGATGTGGACGATGTCGGCGCTCGCATCGCGCAACGACTGGAGACCCTGGGTCCACGAGAGCGTCTCGTAAGTGACCTCGATCCCAGCACCGGACCCCGACGTGTCGTCGCCGGTGTTGACTTCGCCCGTGTCGGCGTTGTAGACCGCCTCGCCCGGGGCGGGCTGGCTGCCGTCCTCGGTGGCGGGTGGGCTCGTAGTGACGGCCGATTCATCGGTAGCGTTGCCGTCGACGGTGATCGTCACCTCACCGCCGACGCCGGCCATCGGCACTGTCGAGACCGTGCCGCTACCGGTGACGGTCGTATCCGAGTCGCCGAGCGTCTCGGTCGTCTCTGTACGTTCGAGCAGGACGACCGAGAACGTGTCCGCCTGCTCGGCGCGGACCTGCTTGGCCCCGATGTGGAGGTCCGATCCGTCGCCGAAGTCGGTGGCGACGGCAGCCGGGTCCGAGTAGTTGTAGACCCGATTGAACTCGATGTCGGTGGGCTTGTTTGCGGCTGTCCGGTGGCCGATCAGTGCGGCTTGCTGTTTCGTCTCCAGCGGCGGCACGCCGGTCTGGGCGGTCGTGGAGATGCTAACGACGTTGTTGGGATGTGGCATGATGTACCTGTTCGTTGCTGGTTGAGCTGCGAGGAACTGCGGACTGCGGACTGCGGGTTGGTGAGCGGGCTGTACGGCGGCGGACGAAGGGAGCTACGAGACGTCGATCGTCGTGTTCACCTCCGCATCAGTGGCGGAAAGCGAGTACTGCCGCCACGTATCGAAGTAATGGAGTCGACAGGCAGCGTCCCACTGCTGGCCGTCAGCGTCCACCTGATCGGTCACGTCGGTCGGCCCGCGGCCGGGCTCGGGACGCACCAGCAGTGGTGGCGACAGCTCGTCGGCGTGGAGACGGTTTTCGGCCGCCGTCTGGGAAAGCAGGTTGCCATCGGCGTCGAACTCGTCGACGGCCGGGCCGCCCGTTCGGTCGAACAGTTCGAGGAAAAAGCCCATTGCCCGACGACAGACCCCCTCGGCACGTTCGCTGGCACTCAGGTAGTCGACCTGCTCGTCTACGCTATCACCGTCGACATCGGCGGTGATCGACATACCCCCCTCGGCCGTGACGCGCAGGTTCAGTACGTCGTGGACCCGTCGGCCACGGATGGTGGCGACGTGGGCGTCCTGCGAACCATCGCTGATGTCCTTGACGGCGAGCTGGCGATCCACCGACTGGTTGCCCTCCTCGATGACGCCCGACGGCGTGAGCGACATCGCGATCTCCACATACGGCGGGTCGGGCGTCTCGTAGTCCTCGTAGGACCACCACAGCGACGGTCGGAGTCCGCGCTCGGAGTGGTCGGGATGTTCGACCGGCATCCACACCACCGGATCGGCGTACTCGGGGCCGAGGCCACGCGAGAGCGCGTCGCGCAACTGCTCGCGAGTGGATAGCGGGAGCATCGGTATCGTTCCAGGTGTCCTCAGCGGTGAGCGTACCCTGCGGTCAAGCCGCGGGGTACTCTCGCTGCACTACCGAAAGAGATCGGGGTCGTCGTCGCTCGTCTCGTCGCCGCCGCCCGAGTCGCCCGTACCTTCACCGCGCATGTCCTCTTCGGCGGCCCAGTGGACGAACGAATCGCCGTCGAACGTCGTGGTCCGTGGTTCGACGAGGCGGTACTGGCGTTCGACGAGGCCGTTGTCGTAGACGAGGCGGTCGTCCTCGCTCAACCCGGCATCGAGCATGGCGAGTACGAGGTACTCGACGGCGTCCTCTTGGCCCGTCCGTCCGACCTCGAAGTCCACCGCGTCTGGCGAGCGAAACTGTACCGTGACTGTGCGCCCGTCGCCGAACTCCGGTTCGGCATGGCCCCCCGTACCCGCCGTCGCGACGAGCGGGTAGTGGGTGGCCGTCTCGGTGAACTCGGGATCTTCGATCACCGAGCGCAGGCTGTCGTCGTGGATCCCGCCGGTGTCATCGAACAAGCTCATAGTTCCTTGAACTCCCAGCCAGAATCGCCGGAAAGCCAACACACCCTACAATCCCGGCAGTAGTCGCCGAAGTCGTTGCCGGGGGTGAGCGTTCCGCCACAGTCTGGGCAGTTCCCGGACATAATTTTTAAAATAGCAACTTGAAGCGGGCCACGAGGTCTCGGACCCAATTCGAGTAGCCAATGGACACCACGAGACGACGCTCGACGCCCTCACCGGTTGACTGTGCAACGAGGTGTCCGTCTGCCGCCTGTGCGAACCAACTGTCAGGGTCGCCGTCCGACGTCGGTGGATTTGTCTCGTCGCCATACAGACCGATCGCGAACTCCGGAGAATCGGCCGTGTCTGGCGACATATTGGCGGCGTCAAACTCATCTGTGGTAGTCTTGACCATATTTTGATATGACCCCGAGTTCTAGTAAGACTGTCGGTCAGAACATTGCCCGGAATTTGAGCGCAGCGATGGCCTTGCCGATCTCGGCCGCGACCTCGCTCCGGATCACCTCTTGTTCGAGGTGAAGCTTCGCGGGTGTGAGCACCGGCCGGCGGGGGATGTCCTCCGTGCCGTATTCGTGATACGGCAGCAGATTGGAACTATTGCCGAAAACGACCGAAAGCGGGCCCGTTCGTTTCGTGTAGAACGAGTTGCGCATGTCCCCTCTCTCGTAGAGGATGCGGTCGTGGCCCTTCGCCGCGATCGTCGCCGGGGCGAGCGGCGTCCACGCACGGCCTAGTGCATCGGCCCCCGAGTCGTACTGGGACTCGACGTTCTCCTGTTCTTTCTCCGCCGCCTGTTCGAGCCCGCGACCGGTAGCAGCGATGATCGCAGCGGTCGCTTCCTTGAAGTGGTACTCGCTGCGGACCGGCATCAGAGCGACACCGCCCAGAACCCTCGGATGGCGTCCATCGCGCGTTCGACGTCGGCCCGAAGGTCCTCGCGGAACTCAGCGCTGTCCCACGTTTTGGAAACGCCGTCGGCCCGCTTCTGTTTGGTCATCGTATCGGACGACGCGATCTTCCACGCTGCGAGGGCGATCACCGCCTCCCTGAGTGCGGCTGTGCTCGGCCCGCCGCTGGCCTCGGCGTCGACGTGGACCCGCGCGGCTTCGAGCTTGCGCTCAATCACCTCGGGATCGATCGACTGATCACTGTTGAGCGTGAGACGCACTTCGTTCTCGCTGCCGAGGTTCTCGTCTTGGGCGACGGTGGCCATGGTTCTGATCGGTTCCGGCAAGCAATCAGACCGGCTCGCCAGCCGGTCCCGATTCCTCGTCGTAGTCGGGATGCAGCGGATCGTTTGCAGCGAGCGCGACGGGGTTCGTCTCGGTTTCGAGCGCCGTCTTCACCCGCATGGTGTACTCGACGGCGTGCTCGCCCGGCTCGTCGAAAAAGTCGCCGGCGAAGGTCATCCGTTCGGGAACTGCGACGCGCACTTCCTCGGGCGCGTCGTCGCCGTAGGGATCCGGGAGGACGATCCCCGGGAGACCCGCCGTTGTGGCTCCCGCGCCCGGAGTGCGCTTGCGTTCGAGGACGCCGTCGTTCGCAGCGAGTTCCTCCATGTCGGCGTCCATCCCCGTCGTGTTCTCGGCGGGCGAGGGATCGGTGACCGGCGCGTCGTCGATGTCCGGCCCCGCCGTCGCACCGTCGAAGGCGTCTTCGAGCGCCTTGATCGCCGTCGATCGGGGATCGTCGCGTGCCCGTTCGTGGTCGAGGGCGGCTCGGATCTCATCGCCCGTGTAATTGTTCTCGCTGAGACTCGACCGCACCGCGTCGACAGTGCTATCGTCGTAGTTGTCCGGCAGCTGTGCTTCGGTCTCGGCTTCTGTTTCGTTCGTGCTCATGATGAGTCTCCTCAGTGTCACACTCCTCGCGCAGTGACGTCCGCGGGGAGATCGAACTCCCGCAACTGGACGCCCATTCCTTCGAGGAGGTCGCGTTCGTCCTCGTGGATGTGGCCGTCGGCAGCACTCTCGCTGGTCACTGGGTTACCAAAACTCCTCGAACGTCGGCCGTGTTCCCGGGCGTTCCGTCCTGATTGACGAACCGAAATCGGATGATACGGATATCCGACAGCTCGACCGTGCCGACGTCGCTATACCCACCCTGGACGCCGGTCGCCGATGCCGGCAGGTCGGCCCAACCGAGATCGGCAGCAAGGCGGGTTTCGAGGTGGACGTTGACGCTGGTCGACGATCCCGTGATCTCGATCTGGTAGACTCCGCTGTCGGTCGCGAACGAGGCCTGCTCGCTCACGGTGTCGTTTGCCCCGCCGCTCGGATCAAGTGTCGCGGTGATGTCGATGGGGGCACTCATCGCCGTTACTCACCCGACTCGTGGAGCTGATCGTCGATTTTCTCAACTTTCGACTCGGTAATGCCGTCGACCTCGGTAAGCGACTCCGAACCAGCGTTGCGCAGGTCGTCGAACGAGGAGTATCCGGCGTCGCGTAGGCGATCGGCGATCGTGTCACCGATGCCATCGAGATCGGCGAACTCCTTTCCGTTCGATTCCCCACCGGGTCCGTCGTCCTCGTCTTCACTTTCCCCACTCGATTCGGTTTCGGGGTCGGTGCTGTCCTCGTCTTCCGGACGCTTCCAGTTATCCGACTGGTGGCCGAGATACTCCTCGGCACGGTCCTCGTCGAACTCGTGCGTCGTATTGGGTCGGGCGGTGAAGTTGCGCGCCGGGTCCGAGAACACACCCGACCCAGTCCATGTGAGATCGACCATCGTGGCCTCTCAGATGCCCCGCAAGACGTGCCAGTTCTCGGGGCGCATCAGGTGGAATCCGACCTCCTGGCCGGTCTTGATCGTGGTGCCGACGGGGTCGTTGCTGGACCACCGCTGGGTGAAAAAGGCCATCTCGTCGTCGACGGCCATCTCGCCCGACGGCGGCACGTCTTCCTGATAATCGAGGAGATCTTCGAGGAACCACGGCATGAACGCCGATCCCGTCCCGGGACGCCCGATCACGACACACCGGCGGTTGCCGCCCGCACCGCTGTTCATGTCGGGGTCCCACGGTTCGAGGGCGTTGTCCATTGCCGCGTTCTTGGCCTCGTCGACGACGTTGCCGTCTTCGTCGATCATCTCGCCGTTGGCGTTCTCGCGGGGGATGTTCACCCGGACGCGGCGGATCTCGCCGAGCTCCTCGTCGATGATCTCCTCGAGAGTGCCGGTGTCGAGTGACTTGATCCGGACGCCCGCGACACGTTCTTCCATGTCGGCGGTTTGCTTCAGGTCCCGCAACGCCCCGGGGCTGCCGTAGAGGTTGGGGACTGGTGCGGAATTGCCGCCCGCGACACCGTTGTCGACGGTGCGCGCCACCGCGTTGGTGATGTTCCGGTAGGGTTCGGCGTTCGCCGAGTCCGACCACGGATTGGCGACGGTCACGTCGTGATCGTCGGGGAGGTCGGGGTGTTTGGTCTGACCCTCCATCCCGATCAGCCCGTCGATCACCTCGTCGCCGCGCCACGTCACCTGCTCGCGGGTCAGCCACGTCTTGATCTGGAACTTGAGGGTGATCGTGGCGGCCACCGAGTACGGCGACCGCTTGAACCGCGATCGCAGGCCCTTGTCGGGGCGGATTTTCTCCTTGTAGGAGTCGGTCGTGTAGACTTCCTTTTCGGGAAGGTTGATCGACCCGAGCGGGGACTCGGCATCGTGGGCGGTGGGCTGCATCCGGCCCGCCACGATGTGGTGGGTGTAGTACGCCTCGTCGGGATCGTCCATATTGACGAGCGGGAACTCGCTCGCGGCGGAGGCGTACGTCGTGTCGCCATCGGTCTCGCCGCCCATCTGGATGTAATCCAGCTGGGTGAGCGTTTCGATCATGTCGTTCCGGATGACTTCCGGCTTGAGCTGCTCCGCGTTACGAATCGTTGCCTGGGGCATCTGTGTAGTGTATCCTTAGGAAGTGTCAGCGGGGTGTTCGGAGTGCGGTACTGAGCGCGCTATCGATGCCGAACGACGGCAACCTTACCTGCCGTATAGTCGGCGAAGCGCGTGGTGCGCCAGACGCGGCCGGTGATCATGTCGACAGTATCGCCACCGGCACTGTCGTAAGCGCGGATCGCCCCGTCGGCGTCCGTGACCACTTGGTCGTTCACTGCCGCGTCGTAGGCGTCTGCCGGGTTGAACCAGTCGACGTAGTGGCGCAGGAGGGCGGTCGATTCACCGATCACATCGCCAGCCGCATAGTCGACGGTCTCGTCGTACTCCGTCGGGATGCGTTTGAGCGTGGCAACGCCCTCGCCTGCCGCGCCCGGCAGCGAGACGTGAACGCCGCGGCTACTCTCGCCGACGAGGGCGACGGCGTCGCCGCGCTGCGGGACGTCTCCGTTGGCATCGGCTTCGACGACGACGCTCGGGTCGGAGCCGGGAGCCCACAGCGTGAGGTCGCCAGGGGCGTCAACCATCAGGCCTCACCCCCCTCGCGCCGCACGGCCGCCCGGAACGAGTCTTTCGACTCGTACTCGGCCGGGTCGACGTCGTACTCGCTTTTGACGTACTCGCGGCTCGA